GGAGCAAACCTTACAGGTATCGAAGGAATTCCTACAGCTACTATTGTGCCGTGGTCTTCTGCTTCAGTGCCAACAGGTTTTCTAGAATGTAATGGTCAAGCAGTTTCAAGATCAACTTACGCAGATCTATTTGCGATTGTAAGTACAACTTACGGAACTGGGGATGGTGCATCTACTTTTAACGTACCTAATTTAGCTGACAATGTAGCAGTCGGAAAATCTAACAACAAAGCTTTAGCTTCAACTGGCGGAGCAAACACTGTAACATCAACTGGAAACGTTGCTGGTTCAACAGCTAATCACACTTTAACAACAGCAGAACTTGCTTCTCACTCACATGCTAGTAACTTCTTTAGTTCACAGTATCCTCAACCGGGTCCAGCAAATGGTGTCTTGTTCCCTCCGGGGACAACTCCTAGAGTAAGACCAAGTAACAGTGGTTCAAGCTTTTTGCAGAATACAGGTTCTGGTAGTGGTCACGCACATAATATGAGTGCTAACTTTGCTGGAGATGCAACGTCGGTATTACAACCTTATTTAACAGTAATTTATATAATTAAGACTTAGGAGAAACTATGGCAACAAACGCAAATTGGACAGTGGTATTTGATGACAAGTGTGTTATAAAAAATACTGGAGCTGAAGCAGGTACAGGTTATGTAATTAATGATGATGCTTTTTGGGCTACTACAGATTTTCAAAATATTTGGGCTATTCAATCAGGAGCCACTAATTCTTCTGATGAAGTAGAACACAGAGATGGAACAGCACATTGTTCTCTAGCTGATGAAGGACTCGATATTCAACAATTTATTACTAGATGGGATGCAGCGCATTTAACTCAATTACAAGCTGATTGGGATAATGACAATGTAGTAGATGAAAATGGTGATTCTACAGAAACTGAAGCTGAAAAAATTGCTAGATTAGGTGCTAGACCTACTTCTTATTCTTCATAATTATTTTTCAATAACATAACTAACTGATGTTCTCCAGTAAGGTATTTTTTTTATTTCCTGTGATTGATGTAATTTTGTAGAGTCAAATAATATAAAATCACCAGGATTATATTTTATAATTTCTCCTTCTATATTTAATTCTCCACCCCATTCTTCAGCCCATTGTGGTGTAAAAAATCCTACAATACTAAAAGTACTTTGTTTTTGATCTACATGAAACTCTGTGTAATGATTATCATTTTGAGCATTTAAACCAATTCTTTGTATTTTTCTATTTAAATTAAAATTATGTTGTTCTAATAACTTTTGATTTATTCTATCAAATAAACAATTAAAATATCCTATCCAATATTGATTGTTAAAAACAATTTCATGGTTTTCAACAAAAGAAACTCCAGGGAAAGCACCTCCTATTGTATTACCATCAGATTTTCTATTTAAACTCCAAATGTTAGCAGAGGCTAATCCTTGATATAAACCAAAACAATCTTGTTTAGTTAAAACATTATTTATTATTTTTATCATAATTATTTCATCATAATCCAAGAAGTTAATATATATTTACCATCACCTGATAAAGGTGGATTACCTCTATGTAAATAAGGAAAGGCTGCTGGCCAAATAACTATTCTACCTATTTTAGGTTTTACTCTTTTTGAAAAATGTAAAAATTCTGTTTCACCGCCTTCTTCAACATCATTTAAATATATAGAATAAACAAAAGAACGGTATGCATTATCCAAAATACTTGCATGTTCAATATGCCAAGTATGATACCCTTCTGTTTGAAGTGTTTTTTGTAACTTTAAATTTGTAAAATGAAAGTCATCATAAGCTTTATCTGCACCTGTATTTTTAATGTAGTGTTTAAATGCCATTTCAAAATTTATTATTAATGGTTTTAAAGTTGTCCACCAAACTTCATGATTATCACCTGTTGCAAAAAATTGTTGATCTTGTTTTTCTGTTATAGATGACCGTTCAAACTCAATTCTATTCATTGTTCTTTTAAATTTATCTTCATTTTCATACATAGCGATAGCATTATCACATTGATCTTTCATAATGTATCCATCGTAGATACCTATAAAATTATCTATATTAACTTTTTTTTCCATTATTCTCCTTATCTATAAATATTTGAATTGTTTTTCTAGGAATTATTGATTTCATAACAGGTGTTACTTTATGCTCCAAAGGAACTTTAACAATAACTAATGAATTACCTACTAAAGGAATAAAACCATTAGCATTTTCATCTCTGAATAAAAATTCACCACCAAATTTTAAATTCCATCTTCTATTAATATAATATGTTATACCATAAACATGTCCTGTATCATCATGCCAATTAATACCAGCGTTGTCTTTCATAGAATGAACTAATGGTTTGTAGTCTGTAATTTTAATTTTATGAAAAGGGTTATTCTCTAATAATATTTTAATTTTTTGAAGAGGTATATACTTTGTATCTAAAAGTGTAGCATCAACAAAATTTTTGTAACCATATTTTAAATCTTTTGTCCAAGTTTTTTTTGTTGAATTAAATGATAATGAATTACTTCTAAAAACATCATAGTGTAATTTTTTATAAGTAGGATAATCCAAAAAATTTTGAATATAATAAAGTTTATCTGGTATGGAATATATTAAGTTCACGGTCGTAAAAAACAATTAATTGTATATCTAACACCTTTTGTTATAGGCTCAGTGCCATGAATCCAAATTGGTTCAGCTGGAAATATCATAGCATCTCCTGTCTTGAATACTTCTTTAATTTGACCATCAAAAAATCTAAACTCTCCCCCTTCATAATCTTCATTTAAATTTAAACTACAGGAGCCTCTTATCATTCCATCAAGATCTGTATGATCTTTAATATATTGTCCTTTTTCGTATTTTAAAATTCTAATATTGTGACTAGACTTAATTAAAAGATTGTTAAAAGTAGGACCTATTTTTGTAGTTTTAATATACTGTTCATAATTAACCACCATTAAATTAAGATATTTTTTAGCTTCATTTAAAGCATATAGTATATCTTCATTAGGGTTAGTTACTTTTGATAGATTTAAACATTTAAAATTATCCAGTTCAACAACTTTGCTTTCATATTTGTAACTTTCTTCTGGAAAACTTAATTCAGGATATTTCTCAAAAATATTTATTATTTTTTGACAAACATTTTTAGGGACTAATCCATTGATTCTATACTTTAAATCTGATATTTTGTGGTTATAAGACATAATTTATGCTTCTTTCAATATATTAAAAATTAATATATAGTGTACTATATGCTACAAAAATTAAATTTCAAGCCTGGTTTTAACAAACAAGACACAGAATCTGGTGCCGAGGGGCAATGGACAGATGGTGACTTTGTTAGATTTAGATATGGATTACCTGAAAAAATAGGTGGTTGGAGTCAATTAACAGCTGCATCAAAAACTCTACCAGGAGTTGCTAGAAAACAAATTTCTTTTACCTCTTTCGCTGGTGAAAAATATACAGCTATTGGTACATCTCAAGGTTTATTTTTATATTATGGTAATGATTTTTTTGATATTACACCATTAGACACAGCGATTACAGGATGCACATTAACAACTGTTAATGGTTCAAACACTATAACAATAAATAAAGGATCTCATGGTTTGGCTAAAGGAAGATATATAACACTATCTAGTGTAACGGTTACAGGTGCATCTGATTTTACAGCAGCTGAATTAGAAAAAGTTTATGAAATATTAACTGTCCCTGATGTAGACAAGTTTACAATACAAGCTTCTAGAAATGAAGGAGGAACAGGTATGACTGCAGCGGGTGCGGCAACTGTTAATCCTTATATTGAAGTAGGTCCTACTTTTCAAACTGCAGGTTATGGTTGGGGTACGGACTTATGGGGATCTAGCACATGGGGAACTGAAAGTGCAACTAGTGATGTGATTCTTGACCCAGGAAACTGGAGTCTTGATAACTTTGGAGAAGTATTAGTTGCTACAATATTTAATGGTAAAACTTTTACTTGGAACGCTGGAGCATCAGGTGCTAGAGGTATAAGAGCTTCACAATCAACAACAAACTTTCCAACTACTGCAAACCCTACAGCTACTAGAATATCTATCGTATCAGATAGAGACAGACATTTATTTCACATGGGCACAGAAACAACTATTGGTGATCCTACCACACAAGACCCTATGTTTGTAAGATTTTCAAATCAAGAAGATTTAAATACATATGGACCTACTGCTACTAATACGGCTGGTACATTTAGATTAGACAGCGGTAATGAAATTAGAGCAGCTATACAAGGTAAAGATTATATTTTTGTATCAACAGATGTTGCAGCTTATGTAATTCAATTTGTTGGTCCGCCTTTTACTTTTTCTGTTAGACAAGTAGGTACTAACTGTGGATGTATTGGTCAGCATGCTATGTCTTATGCAAATGGTGCTGTATGGTGGATGTCAGCGGAGGGTGGTTTTTTTGTTTATGATGGTACGGTTAAATCATTACCATCACTTGTAGAAGATTTTGTATTTAGTACAGATGGAGATAACTTAGGAATTAATTTAGATTCAAGAGATGTTATCTATTCTTCACCTAATACTTTATATACAGAAATAAATTGGTTCTATCCAAAAAATGCATCTGATCAAGTTGATAGATGTGTGACTTATAATTACTCAGAAAATGTTTGGACAACTTCATCATTAGCTAGAACTACGTATCAAGACCAAGGGGTATTTAATGAGCCTTATGCAACAGAATATAATAAAACCGGAACACCTGTATTTCCAGATATATTAGGTATTACGAATTTATATGGAGCTAGTATTTACTATGCTCATGAAGTAGGAACTGATCAAGTTAACAGCACAGGCACAACTTCTATTAATGCATTTATTAGATCTGGGGATTGGGATATTACCTCACGTAAAAGCGCCTTGGGTCAGGCAACAGGGGTTGCTGATTATAGGGGTGATGGAGAATTTTTTATGTCAGTTAAACGATTTATACCTGATTTTAAATATCAAACAGGTGATGCTCAAGTAACTTTATTTGTAAGTAGCTATCCAGATGATGTAGCAGTTAGCTCACCACTTGGACCCTTTACAATAACCTCTACTACTGATAAGGTAGATACAAGAGCTCGAGGCAGATTAGTTTCTGTGCAGATAGCAAACACAGCTGTAGGTGAGTCATGGAGATATGGCACACTTAGATTAGACGCACAACCAGACGGAAGAAGATAATGGCAGTATATTTTGATCAAAATGGAAATTTAGTAGACACAGAGATAAGTGAATCTTCAGATGTTTTACCACCTAATCCTTTTCTTTCCCCTGATACAGCAGATAGTCCCTATGCAAATTTACTTGGACTACCTGCGAATCAAGACATGGGATATCTTTTAGGAGTACCAGAAACATCTAACGCAGGATATTTACAAGGTGTTCCACAAACAGCAGACGATCAAGGATATTTACAAGGTGTTCCACAAACAACAGACGATCAAGGATATTTATTAGGTGTTCCAGACACTTCTGATACAGGATTTCCTTTTGCTCCTGCAAACAGACTACAAGGATTAGATTTAGATAGATTTGAAGGAGTAGGTTCTTTAGGTATAGCTAATGAAGATGATCAAGAACAAGAATTTTTACCAGGTCAAAAAGAAGAATCAGGTATTATGAAATTAATTAAATTTCTAATTCCTGGAAGTAATTTAAAAAACTTTTTACCTAAAAATGATCCTAGAGCAATAGGTATACAAAATTTTTATCGTCCATATGAAGGACTAACAAGCACTGGTTCAATAGCCTCAGGTATTATGCAAGGTTACAACCCTGTATCTGGTGGTTTTTTAAATATGATTACAGGTGGTAAGTTTGGTAAACCAACTAATTATGGTTTATCAGGAGCTATGCAAAGAAGAATAGAAAATATATTAGGAAGAAAAGCACCTCAAACAGATGCAAGTAGAGCAAAAGTAGCAGAGTTAAGAAACTTACAACTAGCAGAAATGACAGACAGAGCTGATAGAGGAGAAAGCATGGGATCAATCGGTAGATCTACATTTAGTGGAC